CCATTGTTGCTTCAAATAGCAACGCAGGTTCACTTGATAACCTGGAAAAACTCATCATGGGAATTCTTGCGGCAATGCCCGCAGGATACGTTGTTGGACAAATCGAAAAGCCGACGGTCTTAGAAGTAGGGCAGTCACCAATGCTGGTCGCCGACATCAACGTTTCAACTTACTACACTCAGACAACATAGGGGACAAAATGCCAACGACAATCATTACTGGTCGCGATTTAGTCGTGACCATTGCAACCACGAACTACGACGCGCAGGCGACCAGCGCAACACTTGCGAACAGTCCAACCGTCGAAACGTATCAAACACTTGACGGCAAGGCTTATAAGCACATTGACGACCAGTGGACATTTGACGTTTCAATGCTTGCTGACTGGGGCGCTTCAGGTTCATTGTGCGAAGCACTATGGACTGCATGTGAAACCGCACCAAACACAACATTGGCCGTTTCACTCACTGCCGTCACAGGCGCCGTTTTCGCGTTTAACGTCATGCCAGTATTCCCAGCAGTGGGCGGGGCAGCACCAGACGCACAAACCGTTGACCTATCATTTGTAGTGGTGGGAACACCTACTGAAACCTTCAGTTAAAAACTAACAATCGGGAGAAAAAATGAAACTACCAATAACAATTGAATACAACGACGGGGCGCAGGCGACCTACACGGCTGCGCCACCTGAGTGGGTGAAATGGGAGAAGCACACAGGCCACACGATCAGCCAGGCACAAGAAAAAATCGGTATTTCCGATTTGGTCTTTCTTGCCTATCACGCCATGAAGCGCGAAGCCGCTGGGAAACCAGTCAAGCCAATCGAAGCATGGACTGAAACGATCGCTGAAGTGATAGTCGGTGAAACAAACCCAAAAGCCACCCAGTCGGAAGCCTAAACCGAATTGTTTGGGAGTTGGCCTTAGCAACCAACTTACCGAAAGAACAATTTGAAACGGCTGAGGACATTTTGACAGTGCTTGAAATTCTGGAAGGACGGGCAAATGGCAAGTGACGCAATTGCATACGACAAGAGTGAGTTGCGTGCCATTACCCGTTCTTTCAAAGCAATGGACGAAGAAGCAACCAACCAGGCTAAAGTCATTAGCAGCGAATTGGCTGATTACGTCCGATCAAGCGTTATTGACGCGGCTGCACTCAGCACCACAAATCAACGCGCCAAAATCAAAATCGCCACAGGTGCTAAGGTTGCAAAATCTTCAAAAATTGGCGAAATCAGTTATGGGTTCGCCGCTCAAAAGTTTTCAGGTGGTGGCACAACCCAGCAACTATGGGCTGGAAATGAATTTGGTTCAAACAAATATAAGCAATTCCCAGTGTGGTCAGGCCGTGAAGGTCGCGGTTCACGCGGTTGGTTTATATATCCAACCCTGAGAAGCATTCAGCCAGAAATTGTCAAACGCTGGGAAACTTCATTTGTCAAAGTAGTAAAGGAGTATAACTAGTGGCTGGCAGTCGTACCCTTAAACTTTCAATTCTTGGTGACGTAGACAATCTCAACAAGTCACTAAAAACGGCATCCGCAGACGTTGATTCATTTGGCGATAAAGTAGGCAAAGTCGGCAAAATGGTTGGCGCGGCCTTCGTTGCTGCAGCTGCGGCCGCTGGTGCTTACGCAATCAAATTTGGCGTCGACGGTGTAAAAGCCGCGCTTGAAGATGAAAAAGCCCAACGCATTCTCGCGTTAACTTTAGAAAATACAACTAAAGCGACGAAAGCCCAAATTGCTGCCGTTGAAGATTACATAACTGAAACCGCGTTGGCTACAGGTGTCACTGACGATCAACTGCGCCCAGCCTTATCCCGTTTAGTTAGATCGACGAAAGACACAGAAGAAGCCCAAAAGTTGCTGGGTCTAGCGCTGGACATTAGTTCGGCAACGGGCAAACCATTAGAAGCAATTGCGAATTCATTAGGTAAAGCCTACGACGGCAACACGAATGCCCTGGGTAAATTGGGTCTAGGCATTGACCAATCAATTTTGAAAACTAAAGATTTTAACAAGGTCTATGAAAGTCTTCGCGGTTCTTTCGCTGGTTTCGCGGCGCAGGAAGCAAACACATTTCAAGGCAGAATTGATCGCTTAAATGTCGCTTTTGACGAAGCAAAAGAAACAATTGGTTTTGCATTATTGCCAGTTTTAGAAAAGGTCATTCGATTTATAAATGACAACGCATTGCCAATTATCAATGCATTGTCTGAAGGTTTTGGTTCAAAGGGTGCTGGCCTTAGCGGAATCATTACAAATCTCGGAAACACAATTGTAAATGTTTTTACGCCAATTATTAATGGACTGGTTAAGGCATTTAATTACATCAAAAACGCACTAAGCGACAATTTAGAAGTATTTAAAACTTTCGGCAGTTACGTTGCAACTTACCTAGCCCCGGTCATTGGCACGGTTCTTGGTGGAGCATTGCAGGTTGCTGGAAAGATCGCAGGCGGCGTTATTGACGTTATTGCTGGTGTCGTTAAGATTTTGAATGGTTTGATTTCAGGTGCGGTCGCTGGAATCAATGCGTTAATTTCTGCCTACAACGCAATTCCATTTTTGCCAAACGTTTCAAAGATTTCAACACCGAATGTCAGTGTGCCTTCAATTAAGACGCCAACAGTCACAACGTCAACGCCTTCAATTCCTTCAATTTCAGCGCCGTCTAGTGGTGGCGCAGTTTCCAGCGGTGGCGGTGGAGTGGCAAGCGCAGCAAAAACTGCGGCATTTGCAACGGCTGGTCTGGCGGCAATTCCTTCCAACTTCAACGTCGCTGGATTCCGCGCGGGTGAGGAACGCGATCGAGGGACAACCATTAACGTAAACGTTTCAGGCGCCGTAGACAAGGAAGGCACCGCCAGAACGATCGTTGACACCCTAAACAATTCTTACTATCGCGGCACGGGTGGCGCAGGGAATCTAGTCGCATGACCCAATGGACGCCCGTTTGGGAAGTTGAAATCGACGGCGTTGAATACACTTCAGCGGTTTTGGCGAACCTGACTATTGAAAGTGGGCGCACCAACATTTATGAGCAGGCACAAGCAGGCTATACAAACATTCAATTGATCGACGTTAACCAGGCGACAATTCCAGTCAACATCAATTCCACCATTTCAATTCGCGTAAAAGACACGTCAAATAGTTTTGTGCCGATTTTTGGTGGCAATGTCGTGGATATTGGTTTAGAAGTCCGTGACGTCGGTTCGACCATGTTCACCCAGACTTATTCGATCACGGCGCTGGGTGCGTTGGCGCGCTTGCCTAAGGCGTTGACCAATGGCGTACTTTCGAAGGATTTCGACGGGAACCAGATTTACACAATACTTTCAGACTTATTGCTTGAAACTTGGGCTGAAGTACCAGGGGCATTGACTTGGGCTACGTACGACCCAACTGCCACATGGGCAACTGCGGGCAATATCGGTTTGGGTGAAATTGATCGTCCAGGAGATTATGAGTTGGCGGCGCGGTCAAGTGAGCGCACCGACGTTTATTCATTGGTTTCAGCCTTAGCAACCTCAGGTCTTGGTTATATTTATGAAGACGCCCAGGGGCGCATTTCTTACGCTGACGCCACGCACCGCAGCCAATATTTATCAAATAACGGTTACGTTCAAATAACTGCCAACCAGGCGCGTGCAGCTGGCTTGCGTACCGAAACCCGCGCTGGCGACGTGCGAAACAATCTTACTATTAAATACGGGGCTACTAGCAGTTCAGAAGTCAGCGCCAGCGACGCGACTTCAATCCTTACTTACGGCACCCTTTCGCAAATTATCACGACGACATTGCACAATTCGACCGACGCGACTGACCAGGCTGATTTCTACCTGGCGCTTCGAAAAGACCCGCAACCGATTTTCAGCGAGATTACCTTTGACCTGACAAACCCAGAAGTAGACGACGCAGACCGTGACGCTTTAATTGAAGTTTTTATGGGAATGCCAGTTGCGATCAACGACCTACCTTCAAACATGGGTGGAATTTTTCAAGGCTTCGTCGAAGGCTGGACATTCCGTGCTGGTTACAACACACTTTCAATTTCACTCAATCTTTCGCCCGTTGCATATTCCTTGCAGGCGTTGCAATGGAACGAAATATCTAACACATTTACCTGGTCGGGCGTGTCGCCAACGCTAGACTGGGCGCGTGCCACAATTGTCACTTGATAAGGAGAAAACATGACTAACCCAACCAGCAATTTCGGGTGGCAAATGCCAACTTCGACTGATTTGGTCACAGACCTGCCAGCCGATTTTGAAGTATTTGGTCAAGCCGTTGACACATCACTTGCCGATCTTAAAGGCGGCACGACAGGCCAAATTTTGGCTAAAGCGTCAAATACCAACATGGACTTCACCTGGGTCACAAATGACGTTGGTGATATAACTGAAGTTACGGCTACATCACCGCTAACAGGTGGCGGCACCAGTGGCGCAATCACGGTTGGAATTCAGGACGCCACAACTTCGGTCAAGGGTGCAGTGCAATTGACGGATTCAACGTCAAGCACATCCACCACAACTGCGGCCACACCTAACAGTGTTAAATCTGCGTATGATCTTGCAAATGCTGCCGTCGCAAAATCAATCGTTGACGCTAAAGGCGATCTCATTGCTGCAACCGCAGCTGATACCGTTTCACGCCTGGCCGTTGGTGCAAATGGCACAGTGTTAACCGCTGATAGTGCTGAAGCCACTGGAATGAAATGGGCTGCTGCTGGTGGCGGTGCAACCAGTTATTCATTGATAAATACTGGCGGAACTTCATTGACTGGAACAACCGTTACGATTTCAGGCATAAGCGGCAAAAATTCTCTAATGATTATCGTCCAAAATGCTTCCAGCACAAATGCTTCAATTCAGCCAGTGATTCGATTTAATTCGGATTCAGGCAGCAATTATTCAAGTTACGGATTCCAGACTTATGGCCGCAGTACATATTCAAAAGATCAATGGGCTATGAATTCTGGCACTGGAACTTCCTTCGGTCTAGGCGTTTCAGGCAATAACGCAGCGGCGTTGGTTTCTGGTTACATGTTCGTAGACGGCGCAAATTCGACAGGGCCTAAGGTTCTGCAGTCTATTTCGTCAGGCGATCAAGGTGGCGGTTC